AGATCACGGCCCTCTGGGGCTTCCCGTTCTCCAACCGTACCTTCCGCATCCTGGATGATCTCTGCATCCACACCAAAGACGAGGCCCTAGCCCTCTACAAGTCCGGCCATCTGTACCCGGGAGCCGTCTGGTCATTCGGCTGGAAGAGCTACCGTGAAATCTGCGAATGGCTGGAAGTCGAGCCATTGCCTAGGAAGCCACGCCATTACAAGTGCTGCATCCACTGCGGTAAGCACACATAATACACTTTCCGGCAGCCTGTTGCTGCTGGGGACTCATGGTTAAGCAGCCGGGGGCGCGCATCGGGACAAACGCGCATCAACTACTAACCCAAAGCAATTTAGCAATATGCCAGCCAATCCAACAATCATCTTCGACATCGAGACCGGGCCACTGCCGGTCGAACAGCTCAACATCCCGCCATTCAACCCGGCCGACGTGAAGCTGGGCAACATCAAGAACCCGGACCTGATCGCCGAGCGCATCCAGAAGGCCGAGGAGAACCACGCCGCGGACTACATCAAGAACGCCGCCCTGGATGCCATGTCCGGCCAGGTGCTGTGCATCGGATACCGCAAGGACTATCAGGAGACCGCGGTGCTGTCAGCAGAAGCCGATGGCGAGGCCGCCATGCTCCGGCAATGGTGGGCGCTGCTGAACTACTACGAAAGGACCCCCAGACTCATCGGCTTTAACATCAAGGCCTTCGACCTGCCGTTCCTGATTAAACGATCCTGGCGCCACCGCATTGCCCCGCCCTACTGGTTGCGCCAAGGCCGGTAGTGGAACGACCTGGTGGTCGACCTGCGCGAGGTGTGGCAGCTCGGAGACAGCCGGGCGCACGGGAGCCTTGGGGCCATCAGTCGGCATCTGGGACTCGGTGACAAGGCTGGCAATGGCGCCGACTTCAGCCTGTTGTGGAATACCGACCGACAGGCGGCCATCGACTACTGCCTGCAGGACGTGAGGCTCACCCAGGCGGTGGCGGATATCCTGATACCGGCGTACTAAGGAGCAACCATGACATGGATACTTCCCAAGCAGTTACACACCTTGGCCTGTGCGCTGGATACGGAGGCATTGAGCTTGGACTCAAGCGAGCAATCCCAAGTCTGCGCACAGTCGCTCTTTGTGAGATCGAAGCCTTCGCCATCAGCAATCTGGTTGCGAAAATGGAAGCGGGACTCATGGACCCGGCACCTATCTGGCCGGATCTTAAGACCTTCCCTTGGGCAGCGTTTCGCGACCGAGTGGACATCCTCACTGGGGGCTATCCATGCCAGCCATTCAGTGCAGCAGGGCAGCGCCGAGGCAAGGACGACCCGAGGCACCTGTGGCCCTATATCGCAGACGGCATTCGACTTCTCAGACCTCGGTGCTGCTTCTTTGAGAACGTCGAAGGACATATCAGCCTGGGGCTGTCCGACGTCATCGAAGACCTGGCAGGAATGGGTTATCGAACGACGTGGGGCATATTCTCAGCGTCTGAATGCGGAGCGCCTCACCAACGCAAGCGGGTGTTCATCATGGCCCACCATGACAGCGAACGAGGCCAAGAATTCGCAAGGCAAGTCTCAGCTCAAGCGCTTACCCCCCCCCTCGGCACGTCTGTGCTACTGGCCCACAGTCCAAGCCAGCGAGGTTCGACAGGGATTCCAGAACAGGAGCCGCGGTATGAAAGGACAGCAGGAGAGTCTCACCACGGTGGTTATCAAGCAGCATGGCCCAGCCGTCCCGGCGAGCAGCAGTACGGATGGGAGCCGCCCAGAGTGGTTACAAATCTCAAAATTAGGGGGGGGGGAAATCTTGGATGACACCACGGACACAAATGACCAGAGACGGGAACCAACGATGGGAGGAGCAGGAAGAAACCTTGGGAGGCAAAATCAAGTGGATCCCAGCGCATTCCAACATCGAGGAGCAGATGGCAGTCATCGGAGAGACCAAGAATGCGAAACTCAACCCCCGCTGGGTGGAGACACTGATGGGCCTGCCGGGGGGCTGGACTATGCCGAGCTGTGCGTCACCTGTGACAATAGAACGGATGAGCTCCGACTCCTCGGTAACGGTGTTGTCCCGGCAACAGCGGAACGAGCATTCAGAAGCCTGATGCAAGAGCTGGACACAATACAGGCTGTCCTATAGGGAGAGCCCGTCAGCGCGAGCCGTAGGAAGTGAGCGCAGGCAATCAACTAGAAGCCATGTTCAGCCAACTTTTCCCCACCCTTTCCGTGTCACGTCCCGTTGCTTGTACGGGAGTTCCTACCACGGTCTGGGTGGGGTTTTCTGTTTGATACATGACATACTCCGAAAAACTCAAAGATCCGCGGTGGCAGAAGACAAGACTTCAGGTATTGCAACGCGATAACTTCACTTGCATTTGCTGCGGTGAAACAACCAAGCAACTACACGTTCACCACTGCTACTACGTCAGCAAAAGAGATCCATGGGAATACAATCGAAACACCATGGTAACACTTTGTTTTGATTGCCATAAATCAGTAGATGAACCAGCAAGCTATTCTAACATTGTGTGCACCGTTTTTGAAAACGCCGTGATTGCAGAAATAACTAGACAGTTATCAAACCTAAGCAACGGAGGTGTACCCGACGATGGTGTGTTGTTTGAGTTTTGCGGCGCAGCACACTGTGCAGAATGGCCTATTCCTGAAGCGCTGAATGTGCTTCGTGATGCAGCTAGTTTCGGTCTGATTGACAAAAAATGGATAACTGATCTTTCGAAACAGGTTGTCGAAGCCAGAAAACAACGAGGCTCAAACAAATGAGAATCCGCACGATTAAACCAGAGTTTTTCCACCATGAGGGACTGTTTGAGGCCGAGGCGCAAACCAACCTTCCATTGCGGGTGGCTTTTGCTGGCCTGTGGTGCATTGCTGACCGGGAAGGCCGTTTCAAATGGGAGCCAAGGCGCATCGGCGTGCAGGTGCTGCCATACGATGGAGTCGACTTTTCACGCGTGCTCGACGCGTTGACCACGCGTGGTTTCATTCTGAAGTATCGCGTGAATGACGCGTGCTTTGGATGCATTCCGAGCTTTCTGAAGCACCAAGTGATAAACAACCGGGAATCGCAGTCTGTTCTTCCGGATCCAGAAGGAAACATTGAGGAAACGCCAATAAACACCGAAGAATCTGACGCGTCAGCCACGCGTGAGCCACGCGAGGACCACGCGTGCACTAAGGAAGGGAAGGGAAAGGAAGGAAAGGAAGGAGTCGTAACGCGTCAGCTTTCGCCTGACCTCGAAGCCTTCCGACTACGGATAGGAGCTATGGTTCGCCGTAGACCTACGACCCCATGGAGCACCAAGGAGATAAAGGCCTTAAAAGAGGTCTTCGACTTCAACACACCGGAGGAGGACATCCTACTCGTCGAAGCACGGTACAAGTCCGACGACAAATACCTTCGCCGTGAGCTAATGACCTTGTTGAACAACTGGAATGGCGAGGTCGACAAGGTTCGAAGCGGTCTTCTTCCTGGTATTGGTGAGTCCCGTGTGGGCGGAACACTTAGCGCCGACCTAAATGACTACCTATGAGCGACCCCTTCTATGCCCAGGACGACGAGTTCGGCCTCATCGGCGCCTGTCTCTCCGGTGGATCCGACGTTTGCCACGAGGTATTCGCCAAGATCCCCACCGAGGCTCTCCAGGACGCCGATCTGTACCATGTGTTCGAGATCATCAAAGGCCTCGTTGCCAAGAGCGATCCGGTCAACATGACCACCGTGGTCAAGGAGTGGAAGCGCTCCATGGGCCAGACTCCGGTGCCTTTCGAGGCTCTGAACAAGTGCGACGAGATGTGCCCCAGCCCGGCCAATTATCCCGAGTTCTCAAGAGCTGTCCTAGAGGCTCACCTCCGGAGGCAGTTACGATCCACCGGGGACCGTTTAATCCGTGACTCCGCTGTCTCCACCCTATCCGTCGATCAAATCGTCTCTAATGCCGAAGCAGGGCTCACCGTTGAGGCCTCCAAGGAAGAGGTGCAATCATCCAAATCGGTGGCGGGCAGGTTTATCGACGCCACCCAGGAACGGTTTGCCCGGAAAGGCCACCTCTCCGGCATCACCTCGGGCTTCCATAAACTCGATGCCATGACCGATGGTTTCCAGTTCGGTGAGCTGGCCATCATTGCTGCAAGGCCTTCCATCGGAAAGACAGCCATCGCCATTGCCATTGCTAAGGCGGCGGCAGTCGATCAACGGGTGCCGACATTGTTTATCTCGCTGGAGATGTCCGACGAGTCTATCATGCGGCGAATGGTCTCGACCATCGGATCCATCCCAATGCAGGACATCAAGGCGGGCGACCTCAACGAAGGCGGTATGCGCGCCATGGGTGCAGCCACCGCCAAGATCGCAGGCAGCCCGATTTACTTTGTCTCCGGTTCCGGCATCTCAGGCATCGCCACCATCACCGCGGTGATCCGGCGAGCTGTTAGGAAATGGAAGGTGAAGCTGGTGTTGATCGACTACCTCCAGAAGATCCATGGCAGCAAGGCAGCCGAAAAGAAAACATACGAGATTGCCGAGGTGTCCGGCAAACTCAAGGCCGTGGCTTCCGATACCAAGACAGCCGTGATCGCCCTGGCACAGCTCAATAGGGCAAACGAGAAGGATGCACCCAGGGCGCCCCGACTGACAGACTTGGCAGACTCAGGCCAGATAGAACGTGACGCCGACTTGGTTCTATTGCTCGACCGTGTACGCAATGAGCCAAAAGGCGAGGCAGTGATCGCCGTGGCCAAACAACGGGACGGCGAATGCGGCCTGGTCCATCTATGGTACGACGGCCAGTTCTGCCGGTTCACCGACCCATCACCTACCTTTTAACACATGAAAGCACCATACGACCTAGAACGAGTCAAGTTACTCAGTGAAGCGCCAAGCCTATTCAAGAAGGCAATCAAAGCTGGCTGGATGTCCTACCCAATCGGAACCGAGCCAACAGTCGACGGATCTCGCGTTGTCGAGCCACACCCCGCCTACGACGACCACAGCCAAAAACATCAGTGCAGTGCGAATCATTTGCGCAAGAGCTCCATGGTGTATTCAACATCTCGCATGTGGGCCACAGGCTTCAGCCAACCGTTGTTGATGCAGTCAGCAATGATCAGGCGATACTCTCGCGGACACTGATTGCTGATTTCAAAACTGGCTCTGGGCACAATTTTGATACCGTCGGGCGAGAAGGAAAAATCTGCATCATTGTGCCGCAGAGTTTTGTGTGGGCGGCTGGCCGAAATCTTGATCACTTTGTTACACCTAATAGGAAAGCAGTGGCAAGAGCGCCAGACGCAAATCGATAACCTTGTTCATACAATCCAGTTTGTTGGTTGAGGTCGTTGAAGTAAAAATAATGTGCTCCACATTCATAGCCGTGACGCACTAACCACAGGTCCCAGTCATCTACAAGTTGACGCATCTTTTCTCGAATTCTATTTCTTTCAGCGCCATCATTGGTATTTCCATATTGAGTTATTAACTCATCAAAAAACGAGTCAACATGTACATATTCAGTGAGATGCGGGTATAACTGTTTCTTCATGCGTTGATTATAGCATGATCAGGATTATTTGTCAATTACTTAAAAAGTATTAGGGCCATGCACCCTGCTTGCAGTATAAAACCAAACCCAATTGTGATGATGTTGAGCATGTCTTTCAGCACCACTGCTCGCAAGAACAACAATACCAGGCCACCCCACAGGAACAGGATCATGTCCAGTCCCGGTGTCTTGTCACTTAGCCCAGTCATCAAGGCCAAAAATGCCGGCAGTGTTGCACAATGCAATACAATGGCTGCCAGCCAGCCCAGAGTATCTGCTGAAAGCTTCGCAAGGCTGTTGCTAAGAAATTCACGAACAGCAATGATTGTCATGGGAAACTTAAAAGGCATTATCT